GAGCAGCGCAGCCAAGGACGCGCACGTCCTCGCCACGTTCGTCGGCGACTGGATCGAGGACATGGAGGACGAGGACTAGTGGCCGACGAAACCGTCATCACGATCATCGGCAACCTCACCGCCGACCCCGAACTGCGCACCCTGTCCAACGGCAATCCGGTCGCGTCGTTCACGATCGCCAGCACGCCCCGCACCTACAACCGCCAGACGCAGCAGTACGAGGACGGCACGGCGTTGTTCCTGCGCTGCTCGGCGTGGAACGACCTCGCCCGGCACATCAGCCAATCATGCTCGAAGGGCATGCGCGTGATCGCCCAGGGCCGCCTCTCCCAACGCTCGTATCAGGCGCAGGACGGCACCAACCGCACCGTGGTCGAAATGACCGTGGACGAGATCGGCCCCAGCCTGCGGTACGCGACCGCGCAGGTCACGAAACAGGGCGGCCGCAACGGCTATCAGGGCGGCGGCACCTACGGCAACCCGAACGGCCAGCCCCCGCAGCCCCCGCAGCAGACGACACCGCCGCCGGCGTCCGACCCGTGGGCCAACGGCGGCAGCGGCTACACAACGGACATGTTCGCCGCCGACACCGGCGACCCGGAATTCTAGAAAGGACACCCTCATGGCAAAGAAAAATGACTCTGGACTTGTCCAGGACGCGCTCATACCCGACGAAATGAGCCCGCTGAGCCTGCTGGACTTCAACAGCTCGTGCGCGAAGATCAAGCAGGCGGCCGTGGACTTCCGCCGCGCGGTCAACCACAAGATGCAGCTCGAAACCAAAGACGCCTACCTCGACAAGTTCCACCAGATCGACCCGTACACCGAGGCCGTGTACGACACGGACGCGCTCGCGCAGCACATCATCGACTGCGCCGAGGTCATCAACCGGCTGCTCACCTATCCGAAGGACGCACGCCGCGCGGTCCTGTACGACAACCTCCACGACAGCCTCGCCACGTTCGAGGAAAGCGCGCCCGACTATCCCGATCCCGACGACGATGCTGACGAGACCGACAGAGGAGAGGCCGTCGATCCGACCACCGGCGAGATCAAGTAACCACACATTGAGAGAGGCTTATATGCAGCAGGCAAACAAAAAAGCCACCCGCAACGGGGTGGCTCAGGAAAAGATGTGGTCGATATCAGCGCTCCGACGTCTCATCGGTTGGCACGACGTCTATGGTTTCTGCGTCCACATACGCCATAAAGCCGTCCGGCACTCCGTCATTGTCGTTGACGCACACAAATTCATCGTCCTCACGATCTGCCGTCAGTTCGACGAACTTGCGCAGCTCACCGAACGTAAGCTGCTCGAAATCAATCGTCACACACATGCAGCGCTGGGTCTTCTTGTCGTTGCTCATAAGTCGATTATCGCATGTCGTGAAGGCGGCGCGCCATGTCTGTGAACTTCGACAGCACCTTCGGTTTCGATCCTGCGGTGCAGGACAGCAGCATGGCCGCGCGCGGACTGTACGCGACGATGGTGACGTGGTGCGACCACCAGATATACACGCGGCCGGACTCGTTCGACGGCACCTTCGACCTCAAGCGCGTCAGAAGCGTGGGTGGCACCGTCAGACTCGTGCGCGAACTCGTTGAAAACGGGCTCTTCGAGGAGGCCGGCGAAGGCGTGTACAGGGTCGTGACCCGTCGCGGCCTCGCCGTGTTCGGCAGCTTCAAGAACCAGAAGAAACCGCTTACGCCCGAAGAAGCCGCCGAACTGCACGAGAAGAAGGTCGTCGCCGGCCACGCCGGAGGCAAGGCGTCGGGCGAGTCCCGCAGGGCGAAAGCCGAAGCAAACAGGAAGCAAAACGAAGCAGACGCGAAGCAGACTGCTTCAACTTCAACAAAGCAAACAGGAAGCACTACCGTACCTAACCAAACCAAAACCATGCCTTCTTCCTCCCCTGACCCCTCCGGGCCGGGATCGAAGCAAACCGCGTCGGTCGCCGAGGCCGAGGCCAGGGCGTTGGCCGACCCGTTCGCCACGGCGTGGAACGCCTACCCACGCCACACCGGCTCCCGACGGGAAGCCGAGAAAGCGTGGGCCGCAGCCGTGGCCGGGCACGACGGCACGTCCGCCGTGACGGAAGCGCAGCTCATCGGAGCCGTCATCGCCTACGCCAAAACCGTGGACGACCCCAGATACGCGCCCAACATGAGCCGATGGCTGCGCCAAGGCGCATACATGGACACCATGCCCAGCCAGCCGAAACCATACCGGCACGCACTGCCCGACGGCACCGTCATCGACGACCGGTGGATCACCGGCCACATCCGGGACCACGTGCCCGTAGGCACCTTCACCGACGCGATGAGAGCCGACTTCTGGGCCAGCGTCAAAACCGGCATCGACCCGGAACAAAAAGCCAAGGAAATCATCAACGAATGCCAACGAAAGGCCAGCCGATGAGCAGCAAGCCAACAGCCGAGACCCGCAGAACCGTACAGAGGCGAGACCGATACCGATGCGCCATGTGCGACCGGGAAACCGGCAGCCACTGGAGCGGCGACAGCATCCACCACAGGGAACCGCGAAGCCACCCCTTCGACCGGCTCCACCAACCCGAAAACCTGCTCCAACTCTGCGGCAGCGGCACCACAGGATGCCACGGATGGGTACACGCCCACCCCGCACGCGCCTACCGGCTCGGCTACCTCGTCCACACGGGCAAAGACCCCGCCACCATCCCCGTCTACTACCGCACAGGCGGCTGGCAGCAGCTCAACAAGGACGGCACACGCCATCCCTGCCCGCCACCCGAAAACCTCCCCGCCCACATCGACATCAAGAAAGGCGACGAATGAACACCCAACACGACATCACCGTCAGCGGCAAACCCCTCAACCCGCCAAAACCGCCAGCCAAACCCCACATGCTCCTATGGATCGACACCGAAACCACCGGCCTCGACCCCAATCAGTGCGAACTCCTGGAAGTCGGCATGCAAGTCACCGACATGACCGGCAAACACCCCCACGACAGCCTCCACCTGATCGTCCACCCCGACAACATACGCAACTGGGCCAACCACCCCGAACTCCTGAAAGCCTACGAAATGCACCTCGCCAACGGGCTCATGCTCGCCTGCGCCGAAGCACCCAAGACCGGCTACGACTACAAGCACACCGCGCTCAACATCCACGAATTCCTCAACGACCAACTCAGCCAATACACACTCCACCCCGCAGGAACCAACGTGGACTTCGACCTACGCCAACTCGACGTCCACCTCAGCCGCCACCTCAACCACCCCATCGCCGAAGGGCTCCACCACAGAAAACTCGACCTCACCACCCTGCGCCTCACCGACCAAGCCATCGGCCGCGACCCCTACCAGAACCACGCAGGCACCCACCGAGTCCAAGACTGCATCCACAGGGACATCAACGACTACACCGCCTACCTCGACATCATGCGAGCCGGACACCAAGGCATCCAATCATGAACACCGGCAAACGAATACCCGCAACCCTCACGGCGATCCTCGCCATCCTCGCGCTCACGGCATGCGGAGAAACACCCAAAGGCGGCGGCCAGGGCACCGTGAACAACCCCGACCCCGGATACGTCCGCTGGTACGAACTGCCCGACGGCAGCGCGGCTGTCCGATGCTTCTCCGACTCCGGCGGAGCGTCATGCGACTGGGGACACATCGAACTCAGGGACAAGCAATGAACGCCCACACAGCAACCCCGGACCGCCCCAACCCCGTCATCGAACTCATCCGACGTCTCCGAAAGGCCACCCACCGACCCGAACCGGCCAACGATCCGACCATCTGCGCGATCTGCGGCGTACCGCTCACCGACAGCGCGTCATCCATCTGCCCCGACTGCCGGGAACTCGAAAAGGACTGGTAAGCATGCACGCCACCACATGGGCCAACGACCCCGTCAACTCACCAAACCACTACACACGCTCGCACCCGGGCATGGAGTGCATCGAACTGACCGCCGACACCAGCTTCTGCCTCGGCAACGCCATCAAATACCTCTGGCGCTACCACAGCAAGGGCCGACCCGTCGAAGACCTCGAAAAAGCCCGATGGTACCTCTGCCACGTCATCGACCACGACGAGAAGATCGCATGGACACGCCAACAACACGCCATCCTCGACACCCTCGCCAACGATCCCGCCATCCCCGACGCCGAAGCGCACACATGGGCGAAACTCCGGCAAGGCTTCCCCTATTCGGCCCTCGCCTGCCTCGACCGCCTCATCGAACACGAAAGGAACCAACAATGAGCACACGCCTCTACTACGACCAATACGGCATTCCGACCGACATCAGCGAACTGGAGGCGTGGAGTGAGTAGTCAGTATTGCAAGCCCTCTGGCAGTGATCCGGTATGGCGTTGCCCGGTCTGCGGTCAATGGTGGCAACTCGACCTACCGGACGGCGACTTCTGGGAGCCGATAAGCACGCTCAAAGCGTTCCTGCAGTTCCACCCGAAATGGAAAGCCGAACGCAAACACCGAAAGGCCCGCATATGAGCATCGACATCACCCAACAGGCATTGAACGCGCTCGCCGACGCCGGCCTCGGCAACGACAGCCCGGCCGAGGCCTACGTGATCGGATATACCCAAGGCCATGACGATGCGCTCGCGCTCGCCATCCAGCTCGAGCGGTCCATAAACCGTAGGCCGTTCATGCCGGACGAGGCGGAACGGCTCGCCATGCGCCTGCACGAGCAGGTCGGCGACTGCCCGATTGCCCACGAGAGCGGCAATGCCATGGACGACAGCGAGCGCGAATGGTGGGTCAATCTGGCAGCGAGCGCATGGACGCTCATTGACGGGACGGAGGAAACGGAATGAGGAACGGTAGACCATGGGCTGTGAGGATCATGCCGGCCTTCGTGTGTGTGTTTGCAGCGTTCGTGGTCGGTTACGGGCTTGGCGAACAGGCGCAGCTCGGCGAACAGGATGTGCAGACCGTCACGCAGGAGGTGCGGCAGACCGGCGACGTCAAACGCCTGTGCATGACCGTCAAGACCGGTGAGCGCATCGACGCCATGAGCTGCGAGCTCATCGACCCGCTGAGCGGAGGCGTCAAATGAGACCACGACTCACTTACGCGCAGAAGAGTGTGCTGCTCCAGCTCGTCAGGCACGGCGACATGCAGCCCGCCGACGGCAACCACCGACGCACCTTCCAATCCCTGGAGGAACGCGGATACACGCAAGACGTCGGATACGGACGCTATGCCATCACCGAGGCCGGCCGTCGCGCGCTGCAAAAGGACTTGTCATGAAACGCCTGAGCATCGTCTTCACCTGCGACAGCGAACCAATCGGCCTCTACGAGATCGAACGCAGGCTCAGGACGGCGGGCTTCAAAAGGCCGCAGGCCGGTTCGATCATGGACGCCGAACAGTCCGACGAACTCGCCGAAGCCTACGAACAAGGCAAACAGGCCGTGTTCGACGCCATGAACCACTTCGACGAACTCGCCATCGTGGAACGCGCCAACCCCTACCGAAAGGACGGCCGATAACCCATGGACTGGCGACATCAGGCCGCATGCCGCGACCACGACCCCGAACTCTGGTTCAGCGGCAAACCATACGAACAGGCGGCCGCGCTCGCCATATGCCGGTCATGCCCGGTCATCGGCGAGTGCCGCCGGTTCGCCGACGAGCACAACCGGATCAACGGCTACCAGTTGCAGGGCATCTGGGGCGGCCGCCGGTACGGGGTCAAATGACGACCCAAGAAAGGACCAACAATGAACAACATCGACGCCAACGTCACCGCCTGGCAGCTAGGCCCCGTCACCATCATGCGAGGCACCGCCACGCCCGGCCGTGACGTGACGCACCCGGAATGCTTCGGCCGGTTCACCGTCATCGCCCTGTCGCCCGCCGAGGCGATCCGCAAGTGCTTGCGCCGCGTCGCCCGGATGTGCGCCGACTGCTCGGCACGCGAACAACTCGACCAGCAGGAGGCACGGGCGTGAGAGTCACCGAAGGCGTCAGGAAGATCATCGTGGAATGGCACGGCAAGGGCGTGCCGCCGGAAGAGACCGCGCAGTCCCTGCGCATCCCCGTCGACGAGGTGAAGGCCATCATCCTGCAAGCCCACCCGGCACCCGCGCCGGAAAAACCCGCCGGCATCGGCGACAATAGAAGAGAAAGTTAAGGAAAGTCAGCAAACCGTTGAAAACAAGCCGTTCCCAACCTATCCACCACGTCGGGAACGGCTTCGGGAAAGTAAAAGCCCCCACCTTTCGGCAGAGGCTCGCATTGTCCAACAAGCGAGTATAGCACCAGCGAAAGGGCGGGGATGATGGAACAACGAACATGCGCGGCCTGCGGCAAAGCGGCCGGCGACGCGAACCTGTGCAAGGAATGCGTCAAGGACTGGGCGAAACGCCTCGCATGGCTCCTGAAGGCCGGCATGCCAGCCCTCCAACAGATCGCCTACAAACAAGCCACCACCCGCGAACGCTCGCCCCGCCACGGCAACAGGGCATACGCGGCCCCGCCGGTCAACGAAGCCGCCCAAGCCCTGTACTCCGCAGTGGAAACGCACCTGCAACTCACCGGCGGCATGCTCGGCGTCAAACCGATCGGCCACGACCGATACGACCGGCCCCGCACCCTCATGCAATGGGCCGACATCACCCGCCTGCTGCTGCACCACATGCCCGACCTCGCACGACTCGACACGGCCGGCGACCTATACGCCGACCTGATCCGCCTATCGGAAAAGGTCGAAACCGCCACCACGCACGCCGGCGAGCGCCGTCTTGTCGGCGTATGCCCCAACTGCCTGAACACGAAGGGGGACGACGACGAGCCGATACGCACGCCGATCTACGCCGCCCGCTCCGCGCGGTATACGGTGTGCCCCGAATGCGGCGCATGGCTCGACTTGAAGCGCGTGCGGTTGGAGTACCTGCGCAGCGCGGGGCTCATGCACATCACGCGCACGCAGGCCGACGCCGCCCGATGGGTGCGGGAGAACACGGGTGTGAGCGTGACGGGCAAGGACTTGGCGAACTGGCGCAGCCGGGGCAAGATGCCGTCCACGCGGCGCATCGACCGGCATTATTGGGAGTGGAACATCATGGAGCTGTTGGCCTGCGCGCAGGATCGCGCCGAGCGCGACGGCGGCGACGTTTGAACGTGAGACGGTTTCGTGTTACGCTGTCGCGTGTAATCGGAGTATCGGAAAAGCCTGTCCCATCGGGGATGGGCTTTTTTCGTATCCGATCCCCTTGGATGGTTGGCCGAGCGGTCGAAGGCACCCGCTTGCTAGGCGGGCAGGCATGACAACCGACCTCATGCTTCGCGGGTTCGAATCCCGCACCATCCGCCAGCCGCCGCCGGCACCGTGCGCAACCGGCGTATGCGGCACCCGAGAAACCACCACAGACAGACGCCTCGCCGGCGGTTCTTTCCTCTTCTTCCCGCCGGCGAGCGCAGTCTGTCGATCCGTACAGGCGTTCGATTGGAGGCGTGCGTGGGCAATCCGCGGTACAGCAATGGCTATCGCCGCCGGCGCGAGCGCGAGCGGTGGCGGCACATGCGGGCCGACTGCTACATCTGCCATCGGCCCATCGACTACGAGCTCAAGGCACCGCATCCATACAGCTTCGTCGTGGACGAGACCATCGCCCTGGCGCGCGGCGGCACGCTCACGCACGACAACAGCGGGCCCGCGCACCGATGGTGCAACGCCATCAAAGGCACGCACAGTCTGGCATGGGCGCGCGAGCGCGTCGCCCAGCTCATCGCCCAGGGCAAAGCCCCGCAGCGCATCGCGCCGGTCTCGGCCGGGCCGATCCGATGCTCGGACTGGTTCGGGGGTGGGGAGTAGACCCCACCCGGCCCCGCCGGGGCGACCACGGGCAAAGCGCCGTTTTTCCCCCGGGCTTTTTTCCACACTCGAACGGAGGCCGTCTTGGTGTCCAGAACGTCGAAAACCCCTCGCTCGAAGGGCTCGTCGAAGTCCCATAGGGTCAGCAACGCCGCCGCTTCCGGGGATCGCCGCCGCCTCCTGGTGGCGATGCGCAACCTGATCGCCGAAAAGCTCGACGAAGGGTCGATAAGCTCACGCGACCTCGCGTCATTGACGAAACGGCTCGCGGACATGAGCGCCGAGATCGAGGCGATCGACAAGGCGTCGAACGGGCACGATCCGGCCATGCAGGCCCTGGACACGGAGGACGAACGATTGGATGAACATGAGGATTGACGGGGCGAGCTGCCAGATCATCCCCGACGATTTGTACACCAGCGGAGAGCCGAGCCTCAACAGGCTCGCCGCAGCGGCGGGCGACCGGTTCGACGTCTGGCAGCGGCAGATCAACCGGATCATCCTCGCGAAAAGCGCCGACGGCTTCTGGAGCGCCCGCAACGCCGTGCTGTCGATCCCGCGCCAGACCGGCAAGACCTACGACATCGGCTGGATCGCGATACACCGCTCCGCCCGAACCCCCGGCATGCGCATCGTGTGGACGGCCCAGCACTTCAGCGTCATCAAGGACACGTTCGAAAGCCTGTGCGCGATCGTCCTGCGCCCCGAAATGAGCGGTCTCGTTGACCCCGACCACGGCATATCCCTGGCCGCCGGCAAGGAGGAAATACGCTTCCGCAACGGGTCGCGCATCTTCTTCCGCGCGCGAGAACGAGGCGCATTGCGAGGCGTCAAGAAGATCGCCCTGCTCGTCATCGACGAGGCCCAGCACCTGTCCGACTCGGCGATGGCGTCGATGCTGCCGACCCAGAACCGCGCCTGGAACCCCCAGACCATCTACATGGGCACCCCGCCCGGGCCAAGGGACAACGGCGAAGCGTTCACCCGCCTGAGGGACAAAGCGCGCGCCGGCCGCACCCACTCGACCCTCTACGTCGAATTCACCGCAGACCGCGACGCCGACCCCCTCGACCGCCAGCAATGGAGGAAAGCCAACCCCAGCTACCCCGCCCACACCAGCGACGAATCCATCGCCAACCTGTGGGAAAACCTCACCGGCGACGACTTCCGCCGCGAAGCCCTCGGCATCTGGGACGAACACGCCCTCAGCCAGGCCATCGACCGCCGCCAATGGGAGGAAGCCACCATCGACAAACGCCGCCCCGGCGGCGTCATGAGCTTCGGCATCGACATGAACCCCCAACGCACGCGCCTGACCATCGGCGCATGCATGCGCTACGACGACAACACCGCCCACATCGAACTCGCCGAATACAGGGACACCAACCAAGACGGCACCATGTGGGCCGTCAACCTCATCGACAAGGTCTGGGAACAAACCGCCGCGCTCGTCATCGACGGGCAAAGCCCCGCCACCGCGCTCCTGCCCGACCTCGCCCAGGCCGGCGTCACCGTCACCGTCACCGCCGCCACCGACATGGGCCGCGCCTGCGGCCGCCTCCAGGACATGCTCAGAGACGGCACCCTCACCCACCTGCCCGAAGACGGCCAACAACCACTCTGGCAAGCCGCCGCCAAAGCCACCACACGCCCCATCGGCAAAAACGGACTCTTCGGATGGAACCGACCCGACGACGACACCGACATCAGCCCACTCAACGCCGTCACCCTCGCCCTCCACGGGGCCATGACCACCAGAAGAGACCCCACCCAAGAAACGGAGACATGGTTCTAATGCCCACCACCGACCACAACGGCGTCGCCATCACCAACCCCGCCACCCAAGACGCCTACCTCGCCGTCCAATCCGCCAACATCACCCGCATCAAAGGCGTCGAAGACGACGACATGCCCACCATCCAAAAACTCCTCACAACATGGCGCGACCACTACGCACGCAACATGCTGAGAGCCGAATACTACCAAGCCCGATACCGATACACCGGCGTCGCCTACAGCATCCCCAAAGAAATGCGCGCCCTCGCCAAACCAATGATCGGATGGCCCAACAAAGCAGTCCGAGCGCTCGCCGACCTCAACGTGTTCGAGGGCTTCGACGCGCCCGACCCGCTGCAAGCGCAGGTGGACGAGCTCGTGGACGACAACGCATGGGACACCGACATCTCCGAGGCGATCACCAGCGCCTACATCCACGGATGCAGCTTCATCACCGTGTACGAAGACCCCGACGAACCCGGCCGCATCCTCATGCTGCCCCGCTCGGCGGACTGGAGCGCGGGCATCTGGGACCGCCGGCGCCGCCGTCTCGGCTCGGCCTTGACCATCACCGACAAGGACGACAGAACCGGGCGCATCACCGCGTTCACCGTATGGCTGCCCGGCAAGGTCTACGAAATCGACAACAGCGAAGGCCCGTGGACGGCGCGGACGATCGAAACCAACCTCGACCGGCCAAGCGTCGTGCCCCTCGTCAACGACGCCCAGTCCTACCATCCGCTGGGCAACAGCCGCATCACCCGCACACTGATGAACCTGACCGACTTCGGCCTGCGAACCATGGTGCGCATGGAGGCCACCGCCGAATTCTATGCAGCCCCCCGCGTGTGGTTCATCGGAGCGTCGAAGAAGTTCACCGACGACACATGGAGCAGCATCGTGAGCGTCATGAACGGCATGCCCGCCAACAAGAACGGCGACAAGCCCACCATGCAGCAGCTCCAGCAGGCATCCATGACCCCGCACGCCGACATGCTGCGCACCATCGCCCTCATGGTCAGCTCCGAAACCGACATCCCCGTCAACGACCTCGGCATCACGATGGACAATCCCGCCTCGGCCGAGGCGATGGCCGAAGCCGAACGCAAGCTCTCCCGCACCGCCGACCGGCAAAACAAACGCTTCGGCCGCGCGTTGAAGGAAGCCATGAGCATCGCACTGGCCTATCAGGGCGCAGACCCTGACGCATTGCGCGAACTGCGACCCATCTGGGCACCGGTCAAGGAAGCCAGCGACGCCGCCCGCGCCGACTGGTACCAGAAGGTCGCATCCACCAACCCCGCCTTCGCCGACAGCGACGTGGGCCTGAGCCGCGCCGGCCTGACATGGGACGAAATCAAAGCCCACCGAACCTACGAACGCCAACAGCGCACCCAGCAATCCATCGACGAGCTCAGAGCCAAACTGACGATCGCCAAGACCGACGGCAAGGAGGCCGAAGCCAATGAGCAGCAAACCGGCCAACCTGCCGCTGAACAACCTCACTCCACAGCAGCGCCAAGCATTCCAAACCCATCTTGACGACCTCTGGGACGACTATCAGGACGCGCTCGCCGACCTGTCCCTTGAGGCCAAGCAGCTCGCGGCCGGAGTTGCGTGGGACAATTTTGAAGACCCGCTGCACTACCTTCGCACGGAAGTGTTCGAGACCTACGCGGATCGCGCCAACCAAGTCGCCAACGACTACTATGACGCGGTGCGATCCGCATGGGCCGAAGCCGCCGGCGTGGAACTGCCGTCCTACGAACCGTCGCAGGTGAGCGCGGATCGCGCCTTCTGGCAGATCGTCGGAGGATACAACAGCACCGACCACGTCGGACTCAAATTCGTGGACGTCATCAACCACCGCAGTCGCGCTGGGCTGACGATGGACGACCTATGGGCCATGAAGACCGACGGATACGGACAAGACGAATGGATGAACCTCGCCGCCGACATCGTGGGCGTCACGGCACGACTCACGGCCAAATTCAACGGCGAGCACGATCCCTCGCAACCGCGCTACGCCCGCGTTCCGGTCGGCCCGACCTGCGCGTTCTGCATCCTCATGGCCTCGCGAGGCTTCGTCTACTGGAGCGAGGAAAAGGCCGGCGGACGGGACAATCGATATCACAAGAACGACGACTGCCGCATCGTATCCAGTTGGGGAGAAGCCCACGTCAAAGGCTACGACCCGGAAGGCATGAAAGCCCGATACCTGCAATGCCGCAAGACGATCGCCGGCATGCTCAATCGCGACGAATATGGAAAATACGTCGCCCGTATGAAGGACGCAGGTAAAGACGAAGACGAGATAGACGACTACAACCTGTGGACGACGCATCGCATCACCGAGGAAATGAGCCAGCGCGACCGTCGATGGCTGTACGACGGCACCACGCCGGAACCCTCCGTGGAAAGCGCAAGGGCGTGGTCTGAACTTCAGAAGCACGAACGCAAAACGCTCGACGCCCTCAAAGACAACGGGTTTGCCGTGACAGTGCGCGAAAGAAGCGACAAACAAGGCGTGAAGACATCAGACGCCATCATCAACGGTAAACGAGTGGACTTCAAAGCGCCGGAAGGACACGGCAAAAACACCATAGACCAGCTTCTCCGATCCGCAGCCCGCCAAGGAGACGCCGCAGTCATTCATCTGCAAAAGGAAAGAACGGAACTGGACGCCGAAGCCTGCAAAGACTACATACGGTCATCGCTTCGACGCAGACGTCTCGACTACGTTCTGCTCATCGACTACGACGGGAACATCGTCAGGGTCGAACGCGATACGGAAACGGCTTCTCACTCCCAGAGCCAATAACGGGTTCGAGGTAGAGAAGCCAAGACAATTCCAGTCTAACAGTTTTTCAGCCACCCGCACGGGCGGCTTTTTTAATGCCCGGAAAGGGCTCAACCACAAGGAGAACAACCATGTTCCTCACCCCCACACCCCATCACATCCGATTCGTCGCGGCCCCGCCGGAAGGCGGCGAGTCCACCGGCGGCACCGGGCAACCGCCGGCATCGGCCGGCACGGAGAACGCCGGCGATCCGATCGACTGGGAAGCCAAATACAAGGAAGCGCTCGGCCACTCGCGCGACTGGGAAAAGAAAGCGAAGGCCAACAAGGCCGCCGCCGACGAGCTGGAAAAGCTCAAGGAATCCCAAATGAGCGAAACCGAGAAGGCCGCCAAGCGCACGCAGGAACTCGAAGCGCAGGTAGCCGCCTACAAGGCCAAGGAACAGCAGGCCGACTGGAAGGCGCAGGTGTCGGCCGAGACCGGCGTACCCGCCGACGTGATCGAAGGCGACAGCCTCGAAGCCATGCAATCGCACGCCAAGCGCATCCACGAGCTGCTCAACCCCAAACCCAAGGCCCCGGCCGTGCACGGCGCGGACCGCCAGCCGTCCGGCAAAGGCCCGAACGAGAGCATGGTCAACTACCTGCGCAACCTCGGCCTCTAACCGGCCAACACCTCCTCACCCCTCATCTGAAAGGAAACCATCATCATGGCACTCGACACCAGCAAGGTGCTGCTCCCCAAGGAAGTAGCCACCGTCATCACCAAGCGCGCCAAGGACACCAGCACCATCGCCGCGCTCTCCCCGAGCGAACCCCAGCTCTTCCTCGACAAGGACTACATGGTCTTCACCGGCAATTCCGAAGCCGAGGTCGTCGCCGAAGGCGCACAGAAGTCCAGCTACGAGGAAACCCTCACCCCTGTCGTCGGCAAACGCTTCAAGGTGCAGACCACCACCCGCCTCAGCAACGAGCTCCAGTGGGCCGACGAAGACGCCAAACTGGAAATCATCAGCAAAATCCAAGCCGATCAGGCCGCAGCGATGGGCCGCGTCCTCGACTACGTCATCTACCACGCCTTCGACCCCAAGAAGAAAACGACCCTCGAAGGCTTCAACGCGCTCGCCAAAAGCGCGGTCGGCGTGCCGGCCACCGACGACCGCGTCGCCGACATCGACAGCCTCGCCGAGGCCGTCAGCGACGAGTACGACATCAACGGCATCGCCCTGTCCAAGACCATGGCGAACGAGCTGCGCAAGATCCGCGTGCCCTCCACCGGCCAGCGCTTCTACCCGGAAATCCCGATCAACCTCCAGGTCGGCAACCTCGACGGCATCCCCGCCGCCACGTCCGGCACGGTCAACGGCCGCCTCATCACCCCGGCGACCGGCATCCTCGCCTTCCTCGGCGACTTCCGCCTCATCAAGTGGGGCATGGTGCGCGACATCTGGAGCGAGATCATCGAATACGGCGACCCCGACAACACCGGCAAGGACCTCAAGGGCGTCAACCAGATCGCCTACCGCACCGAGGCCATGTACAGCTACGCGATCCTCGACCCCAAGGGCATCGCCGTGCTCAAGAAGCCGACCTCCACCGGCAGGACGGCCAAGTGATGGCCGCGCCCCTCACCCAGACGCTCGTAGTGCAGAAAACCGACGAGGCCGACGACTCCGGCCTCGCCATCCCTGTGCGTCTGGTAAAGCCCGACGGCACCCCGTTCGCCGAAGGCGTCGCCACCGTCTCATGGGACTCGATCACCGGCAAGCCCGCGACCTTCACCCCGCCCGCGCCGACCGCCAGCGCGCGCGGCGGCGTGCTCCAGCAGGCGGCCGAAGCGCAGCTCGCCGCATCCGCCGACTCGGCGGCCATCATCGCGAAGGTCAACGCCACGCTGACCAAGCTCAAGGCCGCCGGCATCCTCGCCTAAGGAGACCCCGCATGGACGGATACCCCAGCACCCCGCTCAACCTGTCCGACGGCACAACCATGACGCAAGACGGCGGGGGAGAGGACGAAACGGACGACGAGAAGCCGTTCGCGCAAGTCGGCGACCTCGAAGCCCGATGGCACGCGCTCACCGGCGACGAACGAACCCGCGCCGAGACGCTGCTACAGGACGCGAGCGACCTGATCCGCACCACATGCCCCCAATGGGCCAACGCCAAACCCGCCACACTGAAGCGCATCGCCTGCATGGTCGTCAAACGAGCCATGCAGGCCGGCCCCGACATGTCGGGCGTCACCCAAAGCACCCAGACGGCCGGCAGCTACAGCGAAAGCCTGAGCTACGCCAACCCCGCCGGCGACCTCTACCTCACCACGAGCGAGAAGGAAGCCTTGGGCGGCGACGGCGAGGCATGGGCATACGACATGGCCGGAGGCGCGACGTGAGAGGCGAAACCATCACCCTCATCCACCGCACCCCGGCCGGCCACGACCCCGGCGGCGGCATCATCTGGAACACCCACGAGGAACAAATCGACGACGTGCTCATACAGGACGGCTCCCAGTCGAACCTCACCGACAGCACCCGCCCCAACGGCATCCAAGTCGCCAAAACCATCCACATGCCCCGCGCATGGCCCTACCAAAGCCTGCGCGGAGCCAAAGCACGCATCGACGGCGTCGAATACACCGTGATCGGCGACCCCCGCCCCTACGACGGCGGCCTCACACCGACCCGATGGAACCTCACCGTCGAACTCGCCGACACCAGAGGATAGGAGCGCAACACATGGCGAAAGTCAAACTCAACCTCGCAGGATTCCGCCAAATCCGCCAATCCGCCGGAGCCATGCACGCCATCACCGAGCAGGCCAAACGCATCGCCGACACGGCCAACGAGCTGGCGCAAACCAAAAACGCCCACTACGACCACGCCGTGGCCCGCACCACCGACCACGGCTCGGTCGCACTCGCCACCACCAAGGGCAGCGGCGCGGCCGCCTACGACAACGCCAAACACAACACACTGCTCAAGGCGGTGGGCTGACTTGGCGCTCAACCTCGAAAAAACAGTCAAGGACTGGATCGACGCCGACCCCAACGGCGACGGGCTGACCGCATACCTCGAAGTCCCCGCCGACCGCCCGCAACGGTTCGTGACCATCGAACGGGTAGGCGGCCGGGAACTCGAATACAGCAGCCGCCCCACCATCGCCGTGCAGGTCTGGGCCGAAACCCGATGGCAAGCCGCCCAGCTCGCCACGGGCCAAGTGCTGCCCCGACTGCTCGACCTCGACCTGCTCGACCCCATCGCCGCCGTCACCGTGGAAAGCGTCATCGACTTCCCCGACCCCGGCCCGCCGCCCCAGCCCCGATACCAGATCACCATCCAGCTCGACGCCGCCGCCCAATAAGGCGACGCCAACCATCGAAAGGCACCATCATGGCCGAAACCAACCACAACAACAAGAAAAACGTCAGCCTCGGCAAGCCCAAGAAGACCGGCTGCCTCTACTACGCGCACGCAGGAACCGCCCTGCCGACCGACGCCACCACAGCCCTGCCGGCAACATACACCTGCGTCGGCTACCTGTCGGAGGACGGCGTCACCAACGCCACCGACACCGACACCACCGACATCAACGAGATGGGCGGCATCAAGGTGCTGTCCGAGATCAGCGGCTACGGCGAGACATGGCAGTTCAACATGATCGAAACCAACGAAGCCAGCCTCAAACTGCGCTTCGGCACCGCGAACGTCACCGGCGACGCAGACAAGCTCACCGTCTACCACGCCATCCCGTCCGGCGAAAGCCTCGTGCTCGTGTTCGAGATCGCCATGACCGGCAACCGAGTCAAGCGCATCGTCGTCGCCGACGGCACCATCACCGAATTCGACGACACCACCTACAGCGCCGGCGACGCCATCGGCTACGGCGTGACCATGAGCGCCAACCCGAGCGACCTCATCAACGGAGCCACCAGCGTCGAATACATCGCCAACGTCGCCACCGCCTCGCTCAGCAAGTGATCCCACCCCGCGCCCGCCGTCCGGCGGGCGCACCCCTCTGAAAGGACACGCATATGGCAGCCAAGCAGCCGCAGGACCACAAAACCCCGAAAAACCAGCCCAAGACCGTCGAGGCCATGGGCGTCACCCTCGCCGTCAGCCCCGCGATCTTCGACGACCTCGACATGGTCGAATACCTCTACGACCTCCAAACCGCCCAGTCCGGCAACGGTGCCGGCGCGTTCGCCATCGTCCCCTTCCTCAAGAAGCTCTGCGGCCCCCAGTACACGGCCATGAAGGACGCATTGCGCGACCCCGACACCGGGCGCGTGAGCATCGACAAGGTCAGCGAATTCATCGCCCAGCTCCTCGAACAGGTCGCCCCAAACTCCTGACGCTCATAGGAATGCTCGCCACGGCACCCGACGCGCTCGAAGCGGACTTCCAGCGTTTCTATGGGCTTAACACCGACCTCATATGGACTGGCGAACTGCCCGCCAACCGGGCGGCCGCACTGGCCGCCAACCTCCCCCGCCAGTCCATCATCTGGCAAAAACTCAACCCGCGCCTCGCATGGGACGACCAAACCTACCTCCTCGCCGACATCCGCGACAGCCTCGCGTTCCTCGCCTGGACGAAAACCAAGGAAGCCTCACGCAAGGGCGCGCGCTGGCGCGGACAACTCCAACGCCCCGGCACCGTCCGGCATGAAGCCACGGGCGGCGAGGTCATGGCGATGGACGACGAACAACTAGCCGCATACCTGGCCGCACCGCGCACCACCATCAGGGAGGCATAGCATGGCAATCGAGATCGCCACCGCGTTCGTACAGATCGTGCCCAGCATGAAGGGCGTCGGCAAGGCCATCGAATCGGCGTTCGGCAGCGCATCGGAAACCGCCGGCAACACCGCCGGCATCAAAGCCGGCAACGGCTTCGCCGGCGGCTTCGGCGCGAAACTCGGCGTCATCACCGGCATCGCGCAAAGCGTCGCGGGCAAGGCCATCGAAGCGTTCATGGGCCTGTCCGGCGAGATCGCCAGCGCATCCGACAGCGCCCAGAAGTTCGCCAGCACCCTGAACTTCGCCGGCGTCAGCGAACAGCAGATCAAACGACTCACCGCCAGCACGCAGGACTACGCCGACAAGACCGTCTACGACCTCAACGACATCCGCAACACCACCGCCCAGCTCGCCGCCAACGGCGTGCCCAACTACGACAAGCTCGCCGAAGCCGCAGGCAACCTCAACGCCGTCGCCGGCGGCTCCGCCGACACCTTCAAGTCCGTGGCGATGGTGCTGACGCAGACCGCCGGCCAGGGAAAACTCACGACCGAGAACTGGAACCAGCTCTCGGACGCGATCCCCGGCGCGAGCGGCAAAATCCAACAGGCACTCAAGGAGGCCGGAGCCTACACCGGCAACTTCCGCGACGCGATGGCCGACGGGCAGATCACCGCGCAGGAATTCAACGACGCGATCATGTCGCTCGGCTTCACCGACGCCGCCGTGGAAGCCGCCACATCCGCCAGCACCATCGAGGGAGCCACCGGCAACCTCGAAGCCGCGTTCGTCAAGCTCGGCGCGAGCGTGCTCGACAGCGTCAAACCCGCCATCACCGGCGGCATGAGCTGGATCGCCGACGGCGTCACCAACGCCGTGCCCGTCGTCCAGGCAGGCATCGAAGGGCTCATCGGCTGGTTCCAGCGCCTCTACTCCAAACTGGAGGAAAACGGCGCGATCACCGCGTTCAAATCCGCGTGGGACACCATCAGGGACGCGATCATGGGCGTCGTCAACATGGTCATCGACTGGGCGCACATGATCCCTCCCGAAGGTCTCGCCGACGGCATCAAACTCGTCGCCGACACGCTCAACTGGTTCATCCAGCACGGCAAGGAACTCGCGCCCATCATCATCGGCATCGGCACCGCGTTCGCCGCAGTCAAGGGCTATCAGGCGCTCAACAGCGGTCTACAGGCGCTCACCGGAACCATGAACACGGTGACGACCGCCGCCAAGGGCATCAGCAACGGCATCATGCTCATGATGGACTTGGGCGGCCCGATTCAAATGCTCAAACAGATGGGCTCCAGCCTCAGCCTCGTCAAGACGGCTCAGACCGCGTGGAGCGCCGCCACCAAAATGGCGACCGCCGTGCAGGGCGCGTTCAACGCCGTCATAGCGGCAAACCCCATTGGCGCTATCGCCGTCGCCATCGCGGCCGTCGTGGCCACGCTCGTCTGGTTCTTCACCCAGACCGAGGTCGGCCGCAAGGCATGGGCCGCGTTCACCTCATGGCTCACGGACACGTGGAACACGGTCGTCGCCACCGCGCAAGACCTATGGAACGGGCTCGGCGAATTCCTCGCCAACCTATGGGCCACGATCACAGGTACCGTGCAATCCGCATGGGACGGCATCGCCGGCTTCTTCACGGGCCTATGGCAGACGATCAGCGGCGGCGTCACCGGCGCATGGACGTCGATCACCACGTTCCTGTCCGGCGTGTGGACCGGCATCAGCACGACCGCCACGACGATCTTCACCGGGATACGAGACTTCATCGTCAACGTGTTCACCGTCATCGGCGCGCTCATCGTCGCACCCTTGCAGGCGATCCAGAACGGCATCAACACCGTGTTCGGCTGGATACTCTCGTTCATCACCCAGCAGATGAACAGCACGAACACCGTGTGGAGCACCATCTGGACGGCGATCTACAACGTCGTCAACACGATCTTCACGCTGATAAGCGGCTACATCTCGACCGCGGTGAACGCGATCCGCACGGTCATCGTCGTGTTCCTCAGCCTCCTCAAGGGAGACTGGCAGGGCGCATGGGACGCGATCAAATCGTTCTTCACGACCACATGGGACGGCATCAAAGCGTTCCTGTCGAACATCCTCGACGGAATCAAGGCCGTCTGGACCACCGTATGGACCGCCATCAGCACGTTCTTCACCGACGTGTGGAACAAGATCGTCGCGTTCTTCATGCCGATCATCAACGGCATCAGGACCACGATCGGCACCGTCCTCAACGCCATCAGCGGCGTATGGACGAGCATCTGGAACGCGGTCAGGTCCGTCGCGTCCACCATCTGGAACGCGATCAGCGGCGTGGTGTCCACATGCATCCAGAATGTGAGCAACACCATCTCGACCGTCCTGAACGCCATCAGCGGCGTGTGGACGAGCGTATGGAACCGCGTCGGCTCGTACCTGTCGAACATCTGGCACGGGATCACGTCGGCCGTGTCCAACGGCATCCAATCCGTGTCGAACACCGTCGGCCGCATCCGCGACACCGTGCTCGGCGCGGTCAGCGGGGCGGGCCGATGGCTGTACGACACGGGCCGTCAGGTCATCCAAGGCCTCATCAACGGCATCGGCGGCGCGTTCCAGTGGGTCAGGAACACGATCAGCAACCTCGGCAGCAGCCTCGTCGGCTGGGCCAAGAGCGTGCTCGGCATCCACAGCCCGTCACGCATCTTCCGCGACGAGGTCGGCAAATGGATACCCGCCGGCATGGCCCAGGGCATCGACAAGGCCAGCGGCCTCGTCGAGGACAGCATCGACGGTCTGACCGACATGATCCCCACCGTGAGCCTGAAGACCGACACCAGCATGCTCGAAACCCCATACGCCTACCAGACCCGCATCACGGGCGGCCGGATGGCCTACACGATCGACAGCAGCCAAGGCGAATACGCGACCAAACAGGACATCATCGACGCCATCGATCAGGCGCTCAGCAGCGGCATCACGCTCAACCTGTCCGACCGAGGCGGCGAGGTCATGGCCGGCAAGCTCGCCAAACCCATGAGCTACGAACTCAACTACCTCGCCATGAGAGGCCGTTAAAACCAGAGAGGAAAGCATCATGCTCTACCAGCGACGCATGCGCCTGCCGCATGTCGAAGACCCCACGCTCAACGGCGTCCCGCTGGAACGCATGATGTTCTCCCTCGCCGCCGACGGCATCACCATCGACGCCACCAAGCCCACAACCAGCACGCAGGACATGCCCGGCCGCGACGGACAACTCGACCTCACCCTCGAAGACCCCACCGGGGCCGCGTACATGGGCAACCGCGCCATCACGCTCAGCCTGTACGCCATCGGCGGCGAAGACGACATCCTCGCCGCCAAAACCCGGCTCGCCGCCCTCGCCGGCACCATCGTCACGCTCTCATGGCGCAGCCTGCCCGGCGAATACGAGGGTCGCATGAGCCTCGGCGCATGGGAGGACAAATGGGCCGGCCCCCGACAGATCGCCACGCTCGTCACCGTGAGCATCGACGTCCACCCCTACCTGATCGGCCGCAGCCGATCCATCGCGCTCAAAACGGACGCGAACACGATCCACGTCAAAGGCAACCGGCCATGCTGGCCCACATGGACGCTCACCCCCGCCGCCGACGCCAAGACCGTCAGCATCAAGGACGCGCACGGCCACAAACTCGCCGTCACGTCCACCACCGCCATCACTGGACGCATCTCCATCGACACCGACCCCGACCACCGGGAGCTGCGCGTCAACGGCAACCTCATGGCCCCAACCCTCGAATCCGACTACTTCCCCCTATTGCCCGGCCTGAACATGCTCACCCTCACCGGAGCCACCGCCGCCAGTCTCGCGTACAGGCCACTCACACTCATCTAGGAGCACACTCATGCGATACATGATCTTCGACCGCTGGGGCAACCCGCTCGGCGACCTGCCCTACGCCATCAAAGCCATCCGCACCAGAGCCACCGACGGCACCGACACCCTCGACATCACCACCATCGGCGAGATCAACAAGGACGAACGCATCGTCTTCAAGGACTCGATGGGCCGCTGGGCGGAATACCTGTGCCAGTCCACCCAGACCGCCCGCGCCGCAGGCATGCCCGTCACCGTCGCCTACTGCACCGGCAGCATCGCGGAACTCTCGCGCACCTATATCGAGGACAAACGCAACCGCAACGCGAACGCCAAAGCCTGCCTCGCCAAAGCCCTCGAAGGCACCCGGTGGGCGGTCGGCACCGTCGAGACCGGCACCATCACCGGCACGGCCGACCTCAGCTTCTACCACTGCACCGTCCTCGAAGCCATCCAGAAGACCGCCGACACCTACGGGCTCGAAGTCCAGACCGAATACCAGCCCGACCCGACCGGCAACCGGATCGGCCGGCGCATCATCCACCTCGTCGAACACCGGGGCACCGCCAACACCACGAAACGCTTCGAATACGGCAAAGACCTCACCCAAATCAAACGCGACATCGACAGCGGCGACGTCATCACCCGCCTCTACGGGTGGGGCAAAGGCATCGAACAAACCAACGACCAAGGCGAGGCCACCGGCGGATACAGCCGCAAAATCAGCTTCGCCGACGTCAACAACGGCAAACCCTACGTCCAAGACGACCAAGCGCTCGCCAACTGGGGCATACCCGGCCCCGACGGCACCAGACACCACAGCGAAGCAAGCGTGGACTTCCCCGACTGCGAAGACCCCAAGGAACTCCTAAACCTCACCAAAGCGGCGCTCAAGACCCGCACCACGCCGACCGTCAGCTACACGGCCGACGTGACCGCACTCGGCCAAGCCGGATACGACCCGGAAGGCACGGACGTCGGCGACAGCGTGCAGATCATCGACACCAGCTTCACCAATCCCCTCCGCCTCGAAGGCCGCATCCTCCAGATCGAGGAAGACCTAGCCGGCAGCCTCGCCGAAACCAAGATCACCCTCGGCAACATCCGGCAATCCTACACGCAGCGCCTCGCCGCCCAACAGCAGGCCCTCGACAAACTCGTCTCCAACTCCGGCGCATGGAACAGCGCCGCCGGCGGCACCGGCCCGTACATGAAGGACCTCATCGACCGCATCAACCAGATCATGAACGCCACCGGCGGATACACGTACCTCAAACCCGGCCAAGGCATCTACGTGTACGACAAGCCCGAAGACCAGAACCCCACCCAATGCATCCACATCGGCGGCGGCTACTGGCGCATCGCCGACCACAAGAAAGCAAACGGAGACTGGGACTTCCGCAGCCTCGCCAACGGCAAGGGCCTCTTCGCCGACACCATCTTCACCGGCCGACTCTCCGACGCAGCAGGCCTCAATTTTTGGGATATGGACACCGGCGAATTCAGCCTGTCCGCCCGCAGCGCCGTGGGCGGCAAGACCGTGCAGGAATACGCCGACGGCGCGCTCTCCGACGCGAACTCGTACACCGACGCGGCCAAGCAGGCGGCGATCACCGAGGCCAAGCGTCAGGCCGACGCGGCCGACACGGCCAAGCTCGCCGAAGCGAAGAAGTACGCCGAGGCCGATGCGACGAACAAGGCGAACGCGGCCCTCGAGGCGGCGAAGAAGGCGGCAGCGGCCGGCGACACCAGCACGCTCGAAGCCGCCAAATCGTATGCCGACAACACGGCCACGAGCCATGTGAACACGTTCGAGAAGGCGCTCACGCAACAGTACATCTTCAACAAGCTCACGAACAACGGCCAGCTGCAGGGCCTGTACATGAGCGGAGGACTGCTGTACGTCAACGCCACCTACCTGCGAAGCGGCATCATCAGCGGCGCGAGAAGCTACTGGAACCTCGACTCCGGAATCTTCAGCATGAGCGACGCGAACGGATTCGAAACGGTTCATCTCGACGGCGACGGAGTCCATAACACGCTCACCGGCACCTTCCAGACTGGCACGTCCGGATCTCGCCTGTGGATGAGCCCGAAATTCAAACAGAAGCCGATCGGAGGATCCGCCGACATCACCGGCGCCGGCATCTCGTTCATCCACGCAACCACGGCGGCGCAGCAGCCATACATCGCTGCCGAGTCCACGAATTCCGAGATGGGCGAGATCTCGACGCTCACCTTCAACGGCGGTCGTCGCGCGAACACAGATCCAGGCGCCTTCGTACGAGTCGGCAGCACGAAAACCGACAACGCCAAGATGCGAGGTGTCTTCCAGGCACTCGTCATGCGCGACTACAGCCTGTCGTCAAATGACGCGAACAGCTCCGGCGCACGACTGGTGTCTTCGGCCTCTCCAGACACAAACGCGATGGACACGTATTCGGAACTTGCGGCATGGGATCCAAACGGCGCCGTCGGGGTGAAGGCGGACATCAACACCGGATACCTCTACCTAGGGGGCTTCCTCGGGGGCTATACGAACCGTCACACACTCGATGGATCCAGGGCATGGAAGGCATGGATGCCGAACGGCGGGGCAATATCGGTCGGTGCGGCCGCGACCGTGCACTTCACCGTGTCATCGCCGGCAAAATACGGCAGATACCACGCCGTCGCAAACGCTGACGGAGAATGGGGCGGCATCATCATGCACGTCAAAAACACCGGAGGACAATCCGGATGGGACATCCTAATGTACAACGCCGACCGGAACCCATGTACGGTCGACATGTATTGCGACACCTTCGGATGGCTCGTCAAATAAGGAAAGCCAAACATGAGACAAACCATGACAATGAGCGACGGGAACATCATCGTCAACTGCGACGAACCCATCAACGGATACCAGCAATTCGTCTTCTCCCCAGGAACCATTGCATCCTGGACGGCACTGCTCGGACTTGGATCCACAGCCGAAGCAGTCGCCGCGATAATGCAAGGCGTCGAGGACACGACGCGATACGATCCGTCAACCGGCAGGGGGGTCTGGACGGAGGCCTATGAAGCGCTCGAAGCGGCGCTGAACGACAGTGCGGCGGACATGTCAATGCTCGCCGATGACGGAACCGTCCAGAACGATCCGCTGACTGTAGCCCGCAACGACACCAGAAAAGGCATGCACCTACCAACCATCCCGCAACAGGCGCAATCGGTATCGACATACGCCCTCGAAGACTCAGACGCCGGAACCGGCATAGACACGTCCTGCGTTGACGCACAGGCGCTTTCCGACCTGCTCTCGGACAAGACGGTTGCCAATGCCATCGACAACGACGAGGAAAGCTTCTACGCAAGCCTCATGCCGCAACCAATAACCAGATGAAAGGTAGTAGAAAAATGAACGATGACCAGCAGTACGTCAGCTTCGACCGACTCGTATCGCAGAAGCTTTCCGAACAACTCGCCGACGCGAACCGGCAGATCGCCACACTCGCCGCCATGTGCGACATCAAGGACGCGCAGATAGCCGAACTCCGCAGCCAGCTCGAAAACAAGGACGACGGCAATGGCAACGCTTGACAGCTTCCGCGAAGCCACAGGCGAACCCATCCAACTCGACCTAGCCAACGGCTACATCGCAGACATACGCCTCAACGCCGGCGACGTCAACGGCCGCACCATCACCGTCGAACTCACCGACAACGGCACCCCCATCACCGACACCACCGGCATCACCGTCGCGCTCGCATACAACACCACGCCCGGCAGCGGGCTGGGCGACCGCGTGAGCATGCCGGCAGTGTTCGGCACCCCCACGGCCACGTACCGCGTCGCCGTGCCGCGCAAGGCGTTGCAGCACGCCGGCGCGATCCTCATGGGCATCGAGGTCAGCGTCAACGGCACGAAGACCTGTTCGCGCAACTTCCACGGCATCGTCGAACGAGCCGTGTTCGACGCGACCGCACCCGACGCGCAGGATCAGATGAACGTCCTCGAACAGCTCATCGACGACGCGAACAAGGCCGTCAAGAACGCGGTCAGCGCGGCCGGCGAGGCCAAGGACGCCGCCAACGCGGCACGCACCAGCGTGATCGAATACCGGCAGCTCTCCGACGACTGCAAGGCCAAGATCGCGGCCAGCGCGGCCATCGGCGTGGTCTTCGCGACCCAAGCCGACATAGACGCCCAATACGACACCGTGATCGCGCCGGCATTGTCCGACGCCGAAACGATCCCGCCGCTCACCCAGTCCGACATCGACTGGGCGCTCGACATCATCAACCGATAAACAGGAAGGAGCCATCATGGCGAACACGCAGAAGGTCATGACCCTCGCCGACACCGCCCAGCTCATCGCCAAGGTACACGCCAACGCCGCCAAGGGCGTGCGCTTCGAGTACGACAGCACCAAGGGCGAATACGGCAACCTCGCCGCCTACTTCACCGCCCACAAGGACGGCAAGGTGTACGGCGCGAAATTCCCCAAATACACGTACAGCAACACGCCAACGGGCGTGAAGACCCGCGACAACGCCAACCTGACCATCGAGATCAGCACCAACGACAAGGCCGGCCGCGACGACTACAGCGCCCTGAACGCCTTCCGCGTGTGGGACGTCAACGCCACCATCGGCGACGACGGCGTGCCCCACGTCACCGCCATCGACGGCATCGACACCCGCTTCAGACGCGACGGGTCGAACGGCGACGTGTACGTCATGACATGCCCCGGATACTACAAGCTCGAAGCCACGAGCACCCACAATGAATTCCTCTACAGCGACACCCAATACGACGGCTACACACCATTGCCCGGCGTGCTGTTGCCAGACGGCTCGAAACGCCCCTGCCTGCTGTTCGCCAAATACGCCGCCTCGCTCGACTCAAGCCTGCGGCCGCTGTCCGTCAGCGGCGTCGAGATTGACCGCGAGTTCGGCTCGCAGAACCGGGCCATCGACTACGCGCTCAAGAAGGGCAAGGGATACGCCGGCCGCTGCCAAGGCGACACCTTCTATGTCCAGCTCATGCTCATGCTCAAATACGCCACCAAAAACTCGGACGTGCTCGGCGGCTGCTGGCAGTACACGCCGCAGACCGCCGTCACCAATGCCGAAACCGGCGTCAAGCGCGTCATCATCGCCACCAGCGCCGCCAGCGGCTTCGACATCGGCAGCACCGTCAATGTCGGCACCGACAAGGAACGCAACAACGTCGGCAACTACAGCGCCGCCCGGGCGCGCACCATCCTGAGCAAGACCAACCTCGACGCCAACAACACCGCCCTCAACCTCGACGGCGATGCCATCACCACGACCACCGCATGCTTCGTCAGCAGCATGCCGTGGAAGACCGGGGCCACCGACAAACTGCTCGGCACCGACGGCCGCCCATCCGCCGCGTTCGCCGCAAACCACCAGCCCATCCGGCTGCAAGGCATCGAACTATTCAACGGCGTCTACGAGAGCGACGCCGACCTCATCGTCAACGCCGTCAAGGAAAGCGACGACAAGGGCCGACTCGACATCTACCGCGTGTTCGACATCACCAATGCAAGCAAGACCTCGACGACGAACTACACCAAAATCGGCGAATTCCCGGCCCGTACCAAAGCCATCGACAACTCGTGGAGATATGCCGAGGACTTCACCCTGTCCAACGGCGTGCTCATCCCCACCGGCATCGGAGCCACCAGCGCCACCGGCCTATGCGACGGCGTATACGCCAACCCGCTAGCATCCCAGGGCCTCCGACAGGTGCGGCGCTTCGGCCACCTCTGGGATGGGGCGCTGTACGGCGCTTTCGCCGCGTCCCTCGGGAACGACCTCGCGTTCCGCTGGTGGGGCGTCGGGGGCCGCCTTTCTGCGCTCGGTCGCACGAAGGCGTAGCCGCAGTGCGATGGGGGTGAAGCGCAGCGAGGGGGCGAAAGCCCCCTCATGACGTTTCGCAGCCTTTTGGGATTTGTGGCGGTACGCCTCCGACGTCCGTGCGTGGTGCAGCGCTTCGGCAACCTCAGGGATGGGGTGCAGTACGGCGCTTTCGCCGCGAACCTCAGGAACGACCTCGCGAACCGCAGGTGGAACATCGGGGGCCGCATATCCGGTCAATCCTGTCAAACACGATCATTACGCCACAACTACCCTCCACGCCAGCCAGTGAGAGGGCAAGCCACGGCCCAGCCGAAAATCAAACCGAGCACCCGGCCAGTAGACCCGAACCCATCCAGCACCGTCGAACGCCGGCATAGTCCAGATAGGAAACGCTCTGAAAACCCATTGCAAGCACACCCGCTGCGCCACGCCCATGTTCGTCCGCAGGGCGATCGACCACTACCTCAAGGGCAAACGGTCCCGCCGCGACGTGACCCGCTTCCTCGAAACCCACCCCGACCTCGACCGGCTCGCCGAACGGATCGCCGAACGGATCGGCGACGAGATACGCGAAGGCCGATACCGCGACACCAGGATCACGTACTTCAACCGCATCGAACCGATCAGCGGCAAACACCGCGTCATCGGCCGCGAATCGGTACGCCACCAAATCTACGACCATGTGGCCGTCATGGCCCTCCAGCCGTTGTTCGACGCGAAGGTGGGCCGATGGCAGACCGCCAGCATCCCCAATCGCGGCACCATCGACGCCCGCCGCGCGATCAAACGATGGACACGCGAACGATCCAGCAAATGGTTCGTGAAGCTCGACGTGCGCAAATACTATCCCAGCATCGACCGCCCCACATTGAAGGCGATGCTCACGCGCGACGTCGGCGACCCGATCCTGCTGCGCCTCGTGTTCCACCTCATCGACCGGTACCAAGGCGACAACGGCCTCAACATCGGCAGCTACCTGAGCCAATGGCTCGCCAACTACTACCTCAGCCACGCCTACCACTGGATCGAATCGCCGGCCATGACCATCGAACGCACCAGCCGGCGCACCGGCGAGATCACCCGCCGCCGGCTCATCACGCACCAACTGTGGTACATGGACGACCTGCTGCTCATCGGCACCTCCAAACGAGATTTGAAGATCGCCGCCCGCCGCATCGTCCGCTACCTGAAGGACGCGCTCAAACTCGACGTGCACGAGGAATGGAACTGCAAACGCCTCGACCTCGAACCCATCGACATGGTCGGCTACACGTTCCGACCCCACGGCCGCGTCAACATCCGCAGCGGCGTGTTCCTCCGCGCCCGCCGCACCTTCAACCGCGCCAGACGCCGGCCCATGACCGAACAGCTCGCGCGACGCTGCTGCTCCTACTACGGATACCTGCGCAACAGCGACAGCATCCGATACCGGCGACGCCACCGCATCGACCACACCATGCGCCGCGCAACCCGGTATTTATCCACCCAACACAGGAAGGAAAACCCATGCTCCAGACCGTATCCAGCCTCGAACCCCTCGAAGAGGTCAGCTACTACCCGCGCGGCGACGGCCTCGCGGACATCCGCATCCGCCGCAACATCACCACCGTCATGCACGGGGACGGCGAAACCGCATGGACGGAATACACCGCCGACGAAGCCTACACGATCCGCGACCTGACCGAACAGGAAGCCATCGAACAGGCCGACAGCATCTGGCTCGACTGCGTGCAGGCATCCAAATCGGACAGTCAGCGCCTCGCCGGCTTGGAGGCGTCCAGCCTCGATCAGGACGAGGCATTGGCCGAAATCTACCAGCTGCTGTCAGGGGGTGAAGCATGAGCAAAGCCATGATCCGCGTCTACGCCCGTCTCGTCATCGCCGGCCGCAAGACCATCGACGACGTGCCCGAAGCGGGCCGCGAAGCCGTACGGGCATACATCGCCGGCCTCGACGAGGGGATCGGAGAGTGAACCCCATAGCCCAGCAGCTCACCGTCTGGGCCGCCACCGGCATCATCACCGCCCTGGGCGGATACATGCTCGGCTGGTGGCGCGGCTACCGACGCAAATCCGACGCCATGCAGACCGGCGTGCGCGTGCTCCTGCTGTGCAAGCTCGAACAGATGCAGCGCGAAATGGTCGCCAACGACGGCATCGCCGACAACACCGCCAAACGGACCGCGCAGCTCGTCTACGACAGCTACCACAGCCTCGGCGGCAACGGGCACGGCACCCAAGTCAACCAGGACATACAGGACGCGCCGATAGCCCCCAAGAAGGTTTAGCCCTCGCCGGACATCCCGGCGGGGGCTGTTTCATATGCCCACCCAACACAGGAAGGAAAACGAATGGGCAAGTTCAAGAACAAAAGCAAGCCGATCACGGCAATCATCGCGGCAATCATCGCCATGCTGCTCGCGACCGCGCCGGCGATCGCCATGGCCGACATGGTCGGCATCGACGTGTCCGGCTGGCAGGCCGCGAACGTCACCTGCACCGCCAGCTACGACTTCGCCGTCGTCAAAGTCAGTCAGGGTGTCGGCTTCGAGAACGGTAGCTGGCGCACTCAGGCCAAGTGCGTGACCGACCGGGGCAAGAGCCTCGGCCTGTACCATTACGCCGGCGGCAACGACGCCAGCAGCGAGGCCGACTTCTTCGTCGGCCGGGCTAGGGACTACATCGGCAAGGCCGTGCTCGTGCTCGACTGGGAGTCCTACCAGAACGCCCAGTGGGGCAACGGCGATTGGGTGCGCCGGTTCGTGCAGCGCGTGCACACGCTCACCGGCGTGTGGCCGATGGTGTACGTGCAGTCGTCCGCACTCAATCAGATACCCAGCGACGTGCGCGCCAACTGCGGCCTTTGGGTCGCTCAGTACGCCAGCAACGCGCCGACCGGCTACCAGAGCCGACCGTGGAACTATTCGATCTACGGCGAGGCCATGCGCCAGTACACCTCGAATGGTTGGGTCAGCGGCTATAACGGCCCGCTCGACCTGAACTACTTCCGTGGCGACGCATCCCAGTGGCAGGCCTACGCCAACCCGGCCGGCAAGGCGCAGACCACGACCCCGCCGCAGGTCGAGACGCCGCCGACCCAGACCGTCGATCTACAGGCCCTCGCCACCGCCACGATCCGTGGCGACTACGGCAACGGCCAGCAGCGACGCGACGCGCTCGGCGCTAACTACGACAAGGTCATGGCGATCGTCAACCAGCGCCTCAACGCCGGCGCTACCACGCAGACGCAGCAGACCACCTCCAACGCGACCCGTGTGACCGTCCGCGCGGGCGACACCATGAGCGCGATCGCCACACGCACAGGCCTGTGGCCGCTGTCCAAGTGGAGCGTGCCCAGCGGCAACCTTAACCTGATCTACCCCGGTCAGGTCGTCACCTACAACGGCGGCGGCAGCACCGCCACCGCCGGCAACGCCCCACCGGCGACCCGCACCGTGACCGTCCGCAGCGGTGACACCCTCAGCGGCATCGCGGCACGGCTCGGCATCAGCTACACGCAGCTCTCCGGCTACCGTTCCGGTAATCCGAACGTGATCTACCCCGGCGAGGTGCTGCGCTACTAGCGCCAGCTCGGGAAGCTAGTGGGAACCCGAACCCCACCTAGGAACCTCGAACCCCAGCCGTGGCGAGGTTCCTAGGTTCCGTCTAAGAGAATCGAGAATGATATGACCGACGAGAACATCGAAGCCCGGACCGGCACCACGGAAGTGAAGCCGACGGCCGGTATGCCTGATTGGCTGCTGCCCGACCGCGTGTATGACGTGCTCAAGTGGGTGGCGCTGATCGTGCTGCCCGCCATGGCCACGCTCGTGCAGGCGCTCGGCCCCGTATGGGGATGGACGTGGGCCGATCCGGCCGCGACCACCATCAGCGCCATTGCGCTGACCATCGGCGTCATCATCGGCGCAAGCGCCCTCAAGGCCAAGGCATCCAAGACCGAATAA